AAGACTGGTAAATACAAGTCAGGAAAGCATGATACTGATCTGCTACCTGAAGGACATCCTTTATCAACCAAAAACAAGGAGAAAGCTATGGAAAATAAAGAAGATAGACATATCCTTAATGTGAGTGAAACTGATGATAAAGTTATCGTTGAATTTGCGAAGCATGAGGATGTCGAACATGAAGGTGATGAACTGGAGATGACTGACGAAGTATCTATGGCTCATGAAGAAGAAGAAAGAAAAGTAGTTGATATGCCTATGAAATATAGAACTATTGACTTATCAAAACATTCTTATCTTGATGAAGAAAATAGAAGAGTTCGTATAGGTGTTTCTAGTGAAGAGCCTGTTGAAAGAAGTTTTGGCATGGAAGTGCTGGGACATTCTGCTGATGATATAAATATGGAATTTATTAATTCAGGACGTGCGCCTCTTCTCTTGGATCATGATATGACCAAGCAAATAGGTGTAATTGAAGAATTCAAACTAGACGAGACTGCTAAAAGGTCTTTAGCAGTAGTCAGATTTGGAAAATCTGCTTTAGCTCAAGAAGTGTTTGAAGACGTAAAAGATGGGATACGCATGAATATATCCGTCGGATATCGCATCGACAAACTGGAAAGAATGAATGACAAAGATGAGACTTACTATAAAGCTAAGTGGACTCCTATGGAGGTATCCTCAGTTTCCGTGCCTGCCGATCAGTCAAGGCTTGTTGGAGTTGGTCGTTCTAAAAATAATAATGATATTAACTTTAAGGAGATTAAAATGTCAGAAGATAAAAAAGACATAAACCTAGATGAAGTTAGAACTCAAACTATTGATGAAGCTAAAGCTGAATTTAAAAGAAACTCAAAAGAGATTATAGATTTAGCAGCTAGACACAATAAAAGAGATTTAGCTGACAAAGCGATTGCTGATGGTATCTCTGTTGAAGAATTTAGAGGTGTATTATTAGAAAATATTTCTAACAACACTCCTTTAGAAACTCCTTCAGACATCGGTATGACTAAAAAAGAAGTTAGACAGTTTAGCCTAGTAAAAGCTATTAGAGCTATGGCTAATCCTAGCGACAGAAAAGCCCAAGAAGATGCAGCATTTGAATTTGAATGTTCTGCTGAAGCTGCAAGACAATATGGTAAAGATGCTCAAGGTATCATGTTACCTGCTGAAGTGCTAAGAACTTGGGGGAAAAGAGACATCAACTCATCTGATGATTCAACATTAATTGCTGAAGATTACAGAGGAGGAGACTTCATTGATGTATTAAGAAACGAATCTTCAGTAATGCAAGCTGGAGCTACTATGCTTAGAGGTCTTCAAGGGAACGTAGTTATTCCTAAGAAAACTGCTGCTTCATCTGCTGGCTGGATTGCAACTGAAGGTAACGCTGCTTCTGAATCAGAATTTACTTCAGGTTCAGTAACAATGTCACCTAAAGTAATCGGTGCTTTTACTGATGCAACAAGACTCTTATTACAACAGTCTTCATTAGATGTTGAGAACTTAATCAGAGATGACCTAACAAAATCTATAGCTACTGCTATTGATTTAGGTGCTTTAGCTGGTTCAGGTTCAAGCGGTCAGCCTACAGGTATCAAAAATACTTCAGGTATTAACACCACAACCTTCGGTGCTGCTAACCCAACATGGACTGAGATCGTAGCGATGGAGTCCGCAATTGCTAATGACAACGCTTTAAGCGGTTCATTAGGTTATATTTGTAGACCTGCTGACTTTGGTACTTTAAAAACAACTGAAAAAGCAACTAATACTGCTCAATTTGTTGTTTCTCCTGATAACACTATGAATGGTTATAACGTTATCAGAAGTAACCAAGTAACAAGTGGTGATTTCTACTTTGGTAATTTTGCAGACCTATTAATTGGTATGTACGGCGGCTTAGATATTACTGTTGATCCTTATGCGTTATCAACTTCAGGTGGAGTAAGAATTGTTGCTCTACAAACTGTTGATGTTGCTGTAAGACATGCAGTTAGCTTCTGTGTATCAAATGATGGTGCATAATAACTAATGCTTAAATGGAATGGGGGTAGCAATACCCCCAACTTAAATATGAAAAAATATAAAATCTTAACAGATACAGTTGCTGGCGGTACTAAAGTTCATGCTGGCGATATAGTTGAATTACCTGAACATGAAGGTCATGCTTTATGTGGATATGGTAAAGCTGAAG